ACAAAAGAACTTCACTTACCAAGGTTCATCATGAAAATTGGCGACACTTGGAAAGTTAGGACTGATAGATTTAAAAAGGACGGGTTCGCCTTGGGTGGTGGTGGATTTGTCTTAAATGACGATTTTAAAACTATAGGCTTTAAAGTTAAACGCTCAACTGAAAGAACTAGAAGCTTAAAATAACAGAGAGAAACGATTATGACAAAAGTGTACGTTGTAATGGGTGCCAAAATTAGAACTCACAAATTAATTAAAGAAACTGAAAAAAGTTTTATTATTGAAAGGAAAGGAGCTATTGACGGCAGGGTTGAGCAGCCAAGGTTAATGCGTTTTATTAAGTATCACGGCGGGCTTATAGATAAAATTTCCACAACCGATTTAGAATGCGCCAAAGCCCACGCAAAAGCGGAGCACAAAAGACTAGTTGACGCATCAAATAATAGAATAAATGCGTTAGATTCTGAACTTGACGAAGCTTTGAAATTAACTGAATAAAACAAACAACGACAACAAATAAGAGGTAGTTATGTTAGAAAAAGATAAGAGAAGAAATTGTTACTTTTCTATTGACACTATTATTAAAGAAGCTAAAGAGGCTAATGGAACTAAAAAACCTACAGCAGAAGAAGTCTTGACATATATGATGGGAGATAGCGATGGATGGCGTAACGGTGATTATGTTGTTTACAAATATACCAAATCTACTAAGAGAACTTTTCTACAGCGATTTAATATGCTGTGGGTTTATCCATTATTCATATTAGCAATACCATTTCAATTCTTATTTGTTGGTGATATAGGGTTAAACAGAAATAGCAAAATTGGAAGGCTGGTTGATCGCCTTGTTAAATTTAATTAATTTTTGAGGTAGTTATGAAAGGTGTTAATTTTACACACGGAAACTTTGGGGTAACAAAAGATAGGGGTAAATACATTACTGTTTATGGTGACAGTGAGTTAGTTGCCTATATACTGCCGTACACAACGAGATTTCAAGCAAAGAAACTAGCAAAGAGGATGAATAAACATGATTAAAATACCATACATAGTAATTTTTTATGCAATAAAGTCACTAATTAACATGGGAAAAATACATTTAGGGGAGCATGTTTTTGTTGGAGATAAGGAATATTTTATTAATAACGCTGTAAAAATAAAATGCTCAACAAAAGAACGTGTTTATGACTGCATATCTTGTGGGGCTGAACCAGATGCGGAATTTACAAGATCGCAAATAAAAAGAAAGCCGTTTGCTTTTATTGGATCGTTTAATTACTCATACAACTTTTTTATTAAACATTGGTTAGATATCGACATTAGCAAGCCGCATTTTAAAATAGCAAGCTGGAAAATCTAAAGCAACGACAGCTCAACGGGCAAAATATGAATAAAAGCGAATATAGAGGTCGAAAAATAGAACTTCGAAAAAAAGAGTGGTTTTATTCTGGTACTGACATATTAGTTTCTAATGATATTTTTTGTCGTTGCGGGCATTGCGGGCTAGATTCAACTAAAGAAGATCATGACGGGTGTATTGGCGAGTTAAAAAATGTTATCAACGCCTGTTGCGGTCACGGAATATCTAACGATGCTTATGTCCAGCTATCCAGCGGTGTTAGGTTAGGCGGAGCTAAGGCTATAGAATTCATTAAAATAAATAAACAGGGTAAATCATGATAACTTTCTCAATAACAGCACTAACTAAACTAAACGATTTAATTAAGCGTGAGGACTTCATAAGAACATTTGGCATCATGGCTAATGATCACCACATCGTTGTCAATCTAGAGTTTGAGAGTAAAGATTGTGCAATTAACAATTTCGGCGTTGTGACTTGGATTACAGAGCATAAAGCAACTAAACAGGACAATAGCAATGAGTCATAATTATTTAGTATCGTTCAGAAACGGGGTGAACTACGGACACAAACACATTAACATGACTAGTAAGTGGGAACCACAGGACACTACACTCGTAATGGATGCTTTGGCGAAAGACTGCACCGAATCGCCAGCAATAACCAGTATATTTTATTTTGGCGAACAAAAAGAAGAAAACGAGACTCCACAATCTGAATTTTTGAATGATGATGAGTTGCATTTAATAACATTATGGTTTAGCTGGATGATCGACAAAACGGACGCTAATCTTGATTTTTTGCAAAAAGAAGATTTTGAACTTGTTAAAAAACTTTATAATAAATTAGGGCTTACGGTGCCAAATTTAATAAAAGATAACTGTGGAGATAACCAATGACGACAATAGTATATCACCACGAATCAAAGACAATAGCGTACGACTCAAGAACAACTGACGGCGGCATAATTATGTCGGACGATACTGAAAAGAAATTCACCAAAGGCGACTTGAAGTTTTTCTTAGCTGGTAGCTTATGTGATATGTCAGAATTTATTGACGCGTACCCTATAGGGGCTGTTAGCGCAGAATCCGAAATAGCTGGCTTTATGGTTGATAGCGGCATCGCTTACGGATTAAGCATTAGAGATAACAAGATAATAAAATGGGAGCTAAAATATAATGATGCCATGGGAAGTGGTCACAAGTACGCCCTAACGGCTATGGATTACGGCAAAACAGCAGTCGAGGCGATAGAGGCAGCAATCAAAAGATGCGTTTATACTGGCGGCAAGGTTCGAGAATTTAAGATCGAGGGTAATAATGACTAACAATGTAATAGGCGTTGATTTCGGCAAGTTTAAAGACGGCTACATAAAAGATTTAGAAACAGATCAAATTGTAGGTGTCACGGTTAAAGACTTGGTTGCTGAAACACTAACGGACGATAAGACCGTGAACGTAGGCTTTAAACAGGGCGATACCATTCTTGCGCCAAGTAATTTATCAATCGAAGAAATGAACCGTTTTTGTATTATGTGGCTGGGGATATTCAATCCCGATGTTATAAAATGCGATGAGGAATAATTAAAATGATTACGGACGCAATAGTTGATTTGATGTGTAACTTTGAGCGCGATAACCATAAAAAGCCAAAATTCATTTATATGGGATATGAAGAATACGCAGAGCTAATAAACCTAGATGGTATGGCATGCTTTGCAAACTTTAGACTAGAAAGCGCAGAGGTTTGTGGAATGAAATTATTTCTCGTTAATGCCGATAGTCATTTGAATTTATCTGCATAACTAAGGTTAAATTTATGGTGAATAATTAAAATTTACATAAATTAAAAACATTGCTATATGGGGGTAACAATGACAGACAACGAAAATAACGGCGAATCAAAAACAGCATTAAACTATTACGTTTATTTTATTGAGGCTGGTAATCACAAGAAATCCCCAGTAAAAATAGGCGTGACAACAAATATAGAGCGAAGAATTTACAGTTTACAGGTCGGAAACCCTTACAAGCTAAAATGCAAAGCTCTAATATTCTGTATTGATAAAGCTGACGCATTTAAACTAGAATCGTATCTCCACTATAGATTGAAAGATCACAAAATTAACGGCGAGTGGTTTAGGTCTGAATATTTCAAGCTGAGCGAAATACTAGAAAGCTATGATATCAAGAGCGATCAAAAACATTCGATTAAAAAGAGCTTTTTACAAGACTATACATCATTAAAATTAAGACGGATGAGTAGAGAGTTAAACTTTTTAAGGTCTGAAAATGAAGAATTAAAAGCGGAAAACGACAGCCTGATAGATCAAATCAACAGTTATGAGCTAAGGTAATAGCCCAGCCCCCCCTCAAAGGCTATCTAAATGACCTATATTCTAAAATTAAACAGCTTAATTGCTGGTATATAAGTTTGTGGTACAATGTGATCTAATTCCGAGTCGGATAGACAACAAAGCGAGTCGCTATGTCAGCCAAGAAACCAGCAAAAAGAAAAAACAAAAGCGGAGCACCAACAAAGTACTGCAAGAAATATAACGAACAGTCTAGAAAGCTATGCTTATTGGGTTACACAGATAAGCAGCTTGCTGATTTCTTTGAAGTTTCAGAGTCAACGTTAAACCTATGGAAGAAAGCGCACCCATCATTTTCGGAGTCCTTAAAGGCAGGTAAAGAATTTGCTGATGCTGAGGTAGTGGCTAGTTTGTATCAAAAGGCAATAGGTTACACATGCAAAGATACCAAATTTGCAACGTTTGAGGGTGAGATAACAGATCAGAAAGTTTACAATAAGAATTACCCACCTTGCCCCATATCAATTAAATACTGGCTCAACAATAGACAACCCGAACGATTTAGGGAGCGTGTCGAAATAGAGCAAACAGCAAGTATTACTCATAACATTATGCCAATGCCAACCGCCGATAGTGTCGATGGATGGGAAGAGCAAGCACAAAAGCAGCAAGATAAAATATTGAACAATGTATAAGATAGCATTTGAGCCGCAAAAAGGCGGTCAATCCCTAGCTTTATCATGTCCCTGCAATGAGGTGTTATTCGAGGGCACGCGGGGCAGTATGAAGACAGCGGCGCAACTCATGAAGTTTAGGGCTTATGTCGGGCTTGGCTACGGAGCATTCTGGAAAGGGGTGATCTTCGATGTTAAATATAAAAACTTAGGCGACATAATAGCCCAATCTAAAAAGCTATTCATGAGATTTAATGATGGCGCTAGGTTCCTATCATCACCATCTGAATTAAGATGGGTTTGGCCTACTGGCGAAGAATTATTATTTAGATACGAAGAAAGAGCCGAGGGCTATTGGAACTATCACGGTCAAGAATACCCATTTATAGGCCACAATGAACTAACAAAGCGGCCTGATGATGAATTTTACGAGGCTATGTTTAGCTGCATGAGAACATCATTTAGACCAGAAGATTACCCATTACCAAGCGGCGACTTATTGCCACTAATCCCTTTAATGTGCTTCTCAACAACTAACCCTTTCGGCGTTGGGCATTCTTGGGTTAAAAAAAGATTCATCGATCCAGTGCCGCGAGGCACAGTTAACAGAATTATAACAAAAGTTCCAAACCCAATAACTGACGAGGACGACGATGTATTGATCACCCGCGTTGCAATTCACGGCACATGGAAAGAAAACAAATTTTTAGATCCTACTTATCTGGCATTTTTAATGAACATTAGAGATCCAAACAAGCGCAAAGCTTGGGTTGATGGATCTTGGGACGTAACCAGCGGCGGCAGATTCGATCACTTATGGAACGCATCGGTTCACGTCGTTAAATCATTTAATATACCTAAATCTTGGTGGGTTGATCGCTCTCACGATTGGGGCGAATCAAAACCGTTTAGTAATTTATGGTTTGCCGAGGCTGACGGGTGCAGCGTTGATGTTAACGGCAAGCAATGGACGCCAGCCAAAGGCTCTATAATCTGCATAGGCGAGTATTACGGGTGCGAGGTAGACCAAATTAACACGGGCTTAAAGATGTCAGCGTCAAACGTTGCCAAGGTTGTTAAGTGGGTCGATAGCAGATTGCAGGGTGAGGATGTACCGGAGCCATTTGAGATAAGGGGCGAATTAAACATAATACCAAACTCAATTTCCACAAAAGTATGGGCGGGGCCTGCTGATACGTCAATTTATAATGACAACGATGAACAGATATCATTAGCCGATAAAATGGAAAAGCAGGGTGTTTTATGGGAAAAGGCAGATAAACGACCGGGTAGTAGAGTGGCGGGAGCTTCTCTATTGTGCGAAATGCTAGAGGCAGCACTAGAGGCGAAAGAATCAGAAAGTGGCATAGGTGAAAGACCAGCGCTTTACTTCATGGAGCATTGCCGAGGTATAATTTCGAGGTTCCCAATATTACCACGGGACAGTAAAAACCCCGAGGATATCGATACAGCTAGTGAAGATCACGATTATGACGCGATTAGATATAGAGCTACATCGCTAACACCTAAACCATCGGCAGCCCCAAGAATAAGACATTTCTAAATAACCCCCTCATTCAATAAATACATTTGTTGCATTATATCGCTAATAGTAATACTATAATTAAATACCACGCCGCAAAGGAATAATAATGATAGATTTACACAAAGCAGTAAAAAAGCTGTGCATCGACAAAAACACAACGATTAACAATCTAGCTGAAACAATGGGCGTTAATCGTAGCTCTATATACTCAGCCATAAGCAACGGCAACCCTTGCCTAAAAACGGTTGAGGGGATAGCTGATGCACTAGGCGTTAAATTATCCAAACTAATTGAATATGCGGAGATTGACTGATGAAAACTGTAGAATTTGAGGGTAAGATTTACGAGGTTGGTAAGTATTACGAGTTTAAAGATGATGGAGATGAATGGTACGCTGGGGTGCTTCGGGGTGTAAAAGCGGAGCGCAGCTACCCATTCAGATCAAGTATGGGCGATTACGATAACTGTAGGGAGATGGCGCTTCAAGTAGGAAAAATAACAGATGCCCCAATAAATCTTATCGACAGCGAATATTACAAGTTTACAGGCGGAGGCTTTAAGACTGCTGGTTTTTACAATAAAGCAAACGGCAAGTTATGCGTTGGAAAATATTATTTTAATCCCAAGGATTGCACAGATATAATTCACATGGTGGAGAGTAATAATGAATAACCTTATCGGAGCAATAATTATATTAAGCGGCTTTTTCATTGGATATTATTTAGTTGGCCCTATATTGTTTGATGTAGAGCATAATGAGTTAATTAAACAATGTGAGGCTGAATTATCTCGCGATCATCACTGTAAATTGATCGCCGTTGAAATTAAAGCGCAACCAGAGGAATAACCATGGCTAAAAACAAAATAACTTCGGATGTTTCGGTAACTTTAACGGTTCAGGTTCGTGTTAACTCTACGTGGAATGAAAATACAACGCTTGCTCAAATCCACAGGCAAGCAAAAGAAGAAGCTGAATTTATCATTAAAAAGGCATTGACGGGTAAAGCCCAAATATTAAAAGGCGCAACAATTACCGTTTTATGTAAAACATAACCAGAGGGGCGAATAGAATGAATAAAATTGACGAAATGACAGAGCGAGAAGCTAAAAATCTTTTAAATGATATTTGTAATGAATTTAGTATTGGCGGAAAAGTTAGAACGCCAAGCGTTATTTTGAGAAATATAAAAAATTCTGCTAACGATGAGTTTTGCAAAAATAAGCTAGAAGTATTTGAGGCTGATACATATAACGAAGAAGATGGCCCTTGTTTATTTTTTAGTTTCTCCCGTGATGATAACGGTAAAATTTTGGGCGAACCTCCCGAAACTGAGTTTTTAAATGGCTACATGGGCGATGATTTCGATCCTAAAAAATGGACTCACTTTATCAAGGGTATTGATTTTAATTTCGTCTTTACCGCCGCTGGATTTAAATAATAGCTATTGAGGATAAATAATGGACTGGATAAACTTGAACGATAAAAAACCAGATAGTGATGATCTAGTGCTTTTACTCACTGATAACAACGAGCCAATTGTGGGAAGAATAACGCCAGAGGGAATAATTAGCGGTAATGAATGCGTCGCTTGGGATTGGGCTTGGAATCACGATATAAACACGGTGACTCACTGGATGAGGATATCTGAGCCGCCAACAACTAAAGGAGAAATAACATGGAAGAGGTAAGTAAACCAATTTGCCCGTATTGCCACAACAGATCGAAACAAGTAACAGGTGAGGCGATATATCCGCATCGAGAAGATTTATTCAATCTTACGTTTTATTCATGTGATCCTTGTGGCGCTTATGTTGGCTGTCATGGTACATCAAACAAGCCATTAGGAAGATTAGCAAATGCACAACTTAGACAGGCGAAAAGCGCAGCGCACAGAGCTTTCGATCCGTTATGGCGCAATAAGATAATGACCAGACAAAAGGCTTATAAATGGCTCGCTCAATCATTGCAAATTAACGGTAAAAACTGTCACATTGGAATGTTCGATGTTAAACAATGTGAAAAAGTAATCGAATTAGTTAAAAATAGAAGTTAAAAACTAACGCGTAACCAACACAATAAAGCAACAAATCAAAACATGATACAATGTCTCAACCGTAACAGTTGAGATGTTTATTTTGCCAAATAACCAAGACACCATAACCGACGCTTTATTAAGGCGCGAAGTATTTTTGCAACGATTTGCATCTCACCTTGTCAATACCGATCTAGACGGAACTATCCAAGCATTTGCCAAAAAAATCCCATCGTTATTAAATGAGCTTGGCGATGCTAACACTTTAACGCTAACTGAACGTAAAGCAATAACAAAGCTAGTCACCAAAGAAATGAACGACGATTGGATCTTAATGTGGGAAGATATTACAGGTCAACTTGATAAAATGGCGATCAATGATATGGATCATGTTGCGTCAATATTTAAAGATATCGAAAATTTGGCTCTAGCAATACCTCCAAGCGCTATCACTCTCGGTCACATCAACAATTCAATCATGCTTTTAACGTCGGGCAAAACTTCACAGGCTGGCGTATGGTCAAAGTATGTTAGAGATAACATTGATTCAGCAACACAAGCGGTGAACGGGGCAATATGGAACGGATACACCAACGGGCTAACTAACAATCAAATAGCTCAAGAAGTAAGAGGAAAATTCAATCGCAGAACTAAAAAGTTTGAGGGCGGCATATTACAAGGTCGAACTAGGGCGCAAGGTGACGCATTAGTGAGGACTGGCACTAGCCATTTTTCGAATCAAGCCCGTGATAGAATGTACAAGGCAAATAAGGACGTTTTAAGTAAGAGAATATTGTTTGCTGTGATGGACGTAAAAACCTCTGATATTTGCATTTCCAGACATTTAGACGAGTGGGACATTGACGATGATACCTACCCAAGACTACCATTTCACTTTAATGAGCGATCTATTTACACGATAACAATAAAAGGTATCGATGAGGTCGAGGGTGATCGCCCATCGGTAGGCGGCAAGATTGACAAATCAGGCGACCTAGTAAGAAACGTTAAAATAATACCAGCGGACACCACTTGGGATTCGTTTTTGCGCAGGCAGCCACGGCAATTTATTGTTGAGACTCTTGGCGTAAAGAGGGCGGCTTTATTTATTGATGGCAAAATGAACATAGATAAATTCACTGATATGACGGGTAGAACACTTACATTAAAGCAATTAGCCGCAAAACCATCACTAAAAAGCGCATTCTCAAGTGCAGGTTTGTAGCATAGACTAATATTTAGTACAATTGACTAAATAATCATAGGATAGACCAAATGCCAACACCATCAATAATGGATACTCACAATCCAGACTATGACAAAACCATTGACGCCGTTCATTTAGTTAGGGACGCCATTGAGGGATCGAATGCTGTTAAAAATGGCGTTAGATCGGCATTGTACTTGCCCGATCCGACTGACGTTAGCGCCCTGCAAGGTCAAGATAAAAACGATGCAGCAACTAGATATTTGGCATACAAATCGAGAGCTGAATATGACGCTTTCCCCGGTAGAACAGAAAGCGGTTATATGGGATCGCTAAAATCAACACCGCCATCATATGACAACATCCCGCCAGAGCTTAATTATTTAATATTAAACTCAGACGGCGACGGGCTAACGCTCAACGAATCAATTGAAATAACTCAGGCTAATTTACTTGAGGTTAAATATCACGGCTTGTTAGCTGATTTTAACGGGCTAACTGATAATGATATTAATGACGATTCAGCGCCATTGACGCAATCACAGGCCAAGGCTTTGGGGCTAGAGGCTAGCATTAAACACTATCCTAGAGAGTCGATTGTTGATTGGGATTATGGCGTAGTAAATAATCAAAACCAATTAACTTATGTTAAATTATCAGAAATGACCAGCGAAATAGATCGTGATACATTCCAGCGGGTAACAGTTAATAATCAGTTGATCCTAGCGCTTGATGACGATGGTCTTTATTTTCAAAAACAAGTAACACAAGTTGACGGTGTGGACGTAATTAGTGAGGCTCTGTATCCTGAGAATAACAGCGGAAAAATGAAATTCATACCGTTTGAAATCGTCATCGATCAAAAAGTGAGATCTTCATCCGTGCCAAAAGCGCTTGGTATTTTATATCCAATCTGTCTAAAAGCTATTGCGCGGTATCAGGTCAACGCGGATTTAAAAGAGGCGTTACACCGAACGGCTCAGCCTACTTCATGGTCAAGCGGTTGGACGCAATCAAATTTCGACACATATAAAACCCTAACTGGAAGAGATCAAATATCTTTAGGGTCGGGCGCTCATATTCCTCTACCAAAAGATTCTGAAATTGGTTATTTACAATGGGACGCAGACGCCAACGGAATGTTTAAATACCTAGAAGAGAATCAAAAAGAGGCCAAAGCACTAGGCGCAAGATTTGACACTAGCGAAGCCAAAGATGAGGCCGTAGGAGTTGCGAAGCTCAGAAGTACGGAAGAGCTAAGCGCATTAATCAACATTCAAACGTCGGTAACAGAATCATACATCCGCGTTATGACTTGGTGCTTTTGGTTTATGTCGACAAATAAAAACGATCCAGAAATTGAGATAGCTTTAAATAAAGAGTTCAACAAGATCAAACTAAGCCCAGCAGAGCAAAAAGCGATCCTCGAAAACTTTAATATGAGCCTCATCGATAAAGAAGAAGCATTAACGCAGTTAGAGAAAGGCGGCATATTAACAATTGAAGCCGAAGAGCTATTAAATCGCTCTGAAAATAACGGCGAGTAGTCAAATTAGCTAAATATTATACTCAATGCTACAATGTGGTTTAAAGCACTAAATTATGGTCATGTTGACCAGTGCAAGCATAATTAAGGTTTAATGATGCCACTCCAATTTGATAATCAAGCTGATATTCCCAGTGGGGACGAAGCCGATTTCGTAGAGTTCCAAGAAAACGATAAAACTGTTTGGATGAACAAAGAGCTAGCAGAAGCCAAGAAGTCGGGCTATAGACTCCAAGGCCAGTTAACTAATGTTCAAAAGGATTTCGACGGGTTCAAAGGAAAGATCGAGGGCGACAAACTCGAAGCTTCAACTTTGGCTAAACAGCAGCAGCAAGACGCTATTAACGCTAAAATTGCAGAATTAAAAGGTGGCGAAAATAACCACGACGAATTGCATAAATTGGAAATGCAACAGTTGGAAGATAAAATAAACACCCTCAACGAGTCGAGAGACGGTTGGGAGGGAAAATATAACGAGCTTCACGTTTCTCTAGTAGAGGGCGCAAATCTCAACCTAGCAACTAATATTGCTAGTCAGTACGTCCCGTCTGAAATGGTTGATTCATTCAGCAAGTTGCTAATAATGGGTCATATCAAAAACGTTGACGGAAAGTCTGTTTTTACCAATGCCAGTGGCGATGCGGTAGATAATGACATGGCGCGGATTGTTGAGGTATTAAACAAAGATCCGCAACTTAAGCATTTTGCTAAATTCCCCGGCTCCAAAGGTGGTCACGGTGGTAAAGGCGGTCACGACGGAGGTAACAGCAAAGTTATTTCTCGTAAGGACTATGAAGCCAAAACCCCGCAAGAAAAGATCAACCTGATGGAATCGAAAGTTCAAATAATTGATTAAAAGGTAAATAACATGGCTAATACATTAACGGATCTAATTCCAGATTTATACGCAGCAGCTCGACAAGTAGGTCGTGAAATGGTCGGGTTCATCCCTGCCGTGGCTAACGATTTTAAAGATACCACCGCCGCAGTTGGTGAGAGTATTTTAATTCCCGTTGCTCCAACCGCAACTAGTGCCGATATCGTGCCAGCAATGGCAGTAAGCACAGCAGCCGATCAAGTAATTGGTAATAAGGCTGTTACTATCACCAAAAGTAAGTCGGCTCAATTTGCCTACACCGGCGAAGAACAGCGCGGTTTATCAAATGGCCCTGGTCACTTGACTATTCAGGCTAAACAAATTGCTCAGGCAATGCGTACGCTTGTTAATGAAGTTGAATCAGATGTTGCACAAGAAGCTTATGTAAAAGCCTCTCGCGCGTTTGGTGTGGCTGGTACAACTCCTTTTGCATCGGATTTAGGCGACTCAGCACAAATGCTTAAAATCTTGATGGATAACGGTTCGCCAACTTCTGATTTGCAGATGGTTATTAATACAACCGCTGGCGTTAAGTTACGTACTCAAACGCAGCTAACTAAAGCTAATGAGGCTGATTCGGATGCCACGTTACGCCGTGGTGAGCTATTAAATATTCATGGCTTTTCATTCCGTGAATCGGCTCAGGTTGCTGATGTAACTAAAGGGACTGGTACATCGTACACCTCTGACACTGCGGGTTATGCTGTTGGTGAAACTTCTATCGTGTTGATCACTGGCTCGGGTACTGTTTTGGCTGGTGACGTTATTACTTTTGCTGGCGACTTGAACAAGTACGTCGTGGCGACTGGCGTTGCCGCTCCTGGTACTATTGTTTTACAAGCGCCGGGCTTACGCGAGGCTGTTGCCGCTTCTGCCGTTGCCTTAACTGTTGGTGGTGATTTTGCCGCAAACATGGCGTTCCAACGTGACTCTATTCAGTTAGTAACTCGTGCGCCAGCAGTACCAGACGAGGGTGATTTACGCGTTGATAGTACGATGATCACCGATCCTATCTCTGGGCTCAGCTTCGAGATCAGCGTGTGGGCTGGTCAACGTATGGTCAAATATGAGGTGTCTTTAGCATGGGGGGTCGACACTGTACACGAAGAGTTCTCCGCAATCCTTTTGGGGTAGTGATACAACCCATTAATTGACATGTATTCATGCATGATATAAGATACCCTTTCTTTTAAACGGAAAGGGTATTTTTTTATGTCAAACGAATACAATATAAATAATTTTAATTTAATTCCTATCGCATCAAAAGCAACCGCTAAGGGTGACATATTCGGCAGGCTCGTAGTGTTTAATGTTGGCAAGGATAAAAGCACACATAAGACGTTTGCCGTCTGTCAGTGCACTTGCGGCTCCGAACCTAAAAGAGTGAGAATAGATCACCTTAGGTCTGGAAAAACAGACTCGTGCGGATGCGTTTACGATGAAAGCGTAGTCGTACAGTATAGTAAGATGAATGGTCACGGGCGGAGGTATAGCCTAATGATGTCTAGATGCTATAAGATCACGGACGCAGCTTATCCTGGGTACGGAGGCAGAGGCATTAAGGTTTGTGATAGGTGGCACGATTGCTTAAATTATGCGTCAGACATATCAGACGGTTACTTCATTGGCGCGCAATTAGATCGAATTGATAACGATGGCGATTACAGCCCTGAGAATACCAGATGGGTAACATGCAAGGTCAATAACAACAATAGGCGAGACACTATACATTTAACATTCAACGGCATTACGGATACCATTAGCGGATGGTCTGAGCGAACAGGCATTGATCGTCAATATATATGGCAAAGAATAAATGTGTACAAATGGAGCGTTGAGCGTGCGTTAACCGAAAAGACAGGAGAAAATAGCAAACTTAAGGCTATGTCGGCAGCAACGGAAGTAAAGCGTAAAGCTAAGGCGGCAGCTAAAAAAGCAAAACTAACCAAGCATGAGCTTAATGGGGAGCTTTACAGCTTAAGGGAGCTATCCGATCTTAGCGGTGTCAATATAAATCTATTAAGAAAAAGAATAAACGAGCGTAAATGGAGCGTTGAACGTGCAATAAAGAACGAAAATTTCAAGGGCAACAACCAAAACACCGACAATTCATAATCATTTACCAGCATTAAAAGGGGAGCTTTCACGCTCCCTTTTTTATTGCCTAAAAAATGCTACAATACAAACAGATTTATAATTTTATTAACCAAACCAAATAAGGTAGCTTAAAATGAGATGTAATACTATTAAGATAAATTTCGACAACGAGCAGGGTTTTATCATTATTAACGAAGACGATTTTAACGAAGAAATACATACAAATTTCGATGAAAGCGATCAAAACAGCAAAGCAGCAAAAGAGGGAACCAAGGCTTGGTATATTGAAAAATTAACCGAGGCGGGCATTGAATTTGATGAAAACGCCAAAGTCAAAGATTTGAAAGCATTGTTAGAAGCTGATTAGCAATGCAGTTTTTTAGGCGTCCATTTAAGGATCGCACTCTAGCAGATATCCCCACAGACGCATGGATACACGAGGGCGGGAACGGTGAAAATTTAGGTAAAAAGCCTAAACTCTCAGTTGATCCCGTGCCTTATGATTTTTACATTGAAGTTCAAAAGGGCAATGTACCCGGTCATTCAATTGTCAGCGTCAATGCTGAAAATCAAGCAGCCTCGACAACTTCGGAAGATTTATCGTTTGCTGGTTTAACTCTTATTTATCCCGTATCTGCCGAGTCATTAGAATTAGTCAGTGAAAACGTTAATGATACAGCGGGAGGATCTGGCTGCACCGAAGTCACGATAAGATATTTAGACACAAGCTACACTGAGCAACAGGTCACAGTTGCCACTAATGGCGGAACAATAACAACTGGTATCACTGACTTTTTTAGACCTATCGGAAGTGGGCTTATAGCCTCAGCATGGGGCGCTACCTTAGAAAATGAGGGTAACATACAGCTAAGGATTTCTGGCGGCGGAAATTTAATGTTAACAATGCCAGCGGGTGATAATAAAAGTCTAGATTGCTATTTAAGCATACCAGCGGGAAAGATTGGGTTTTTTGTTTACGTTTTTAGTTCAGTATCAAAGAATAACGACGCCGCTTTTAAGTTCAAAACTAGGCTTGAAAATGGCGGCTTCTTAACTATTTTTAACTTATCAAATGTAAGTGCTAGCTCAGAAATATCATTGCCAGTATCATCACAGCAAATACCAGCAAAAACAGACATAAAAATAACACTGGTAAGCTCTAACAATTCACATGCTAGCGTTGCTTATCAGGTTTTGTTAGTAGATGAAGATCTAGTAAATCAGGGGTCGATATGAAAAGCACAGGGCAACATAGAAATATAACTGACGAATCAACTATCGCCTTGCCTATCTCTGTAGGATCATCAGTAAGTGTTACGCTAGTTGATGCTCAATTAATAGAAGCTCAACCCCTATTTGCTATTTGGATTTATAACGACGGAAACAGCGACTTATGGCTCAAGCCTCAGGCGTTCGGTGTGGATAACCTAAAAAATGGAATACCGATCTTTGCGGGTGAGCGGGTTAATATTTTAGAATTTAATAAAAACTATATCGGCGAGTGGTCTGGAATAATGAATGCAGGCGCGGCGCGTGATGTTTATGTTACTTATTGGTGATTTATGACAACAAGAATTTACGACAAAAAATCTGGGAAGTTTGTAGTTGTTACAGGTTCAAACGGGCGCGAAGATGTTAGCTCAAGAACAGCTAGCAGAATGTTTTATTTATCCCGCGATAACGGATCAGTTTATAGTTTTAGGTCGAAATATGCCGCATCTGCTAATGACTGTGTTTTGTATTACAAAAACACCTCAGCAACAGAGAATTTTTACATTGAGAAATTAATGTTTGAGTCAGATACTGATTGTGAATTTACGTTGTCATGGGTAACAGGTACGGCTTCGGGAACTGATGTTATCGGAGTTAATTGGAATTCTTTATCTGGACATGTAAAATCAGCTATTGTTAAAAGCTCAAGAGTCACAGGTTTAACGATTGGTGGTGAAATATTAGACTTTGACGTTATATCCAAAAAGGTGTCAACTTATAACACCGAGGGCGCGTTAATTATCGGTAATGGTGCTGCTGTAGTCATAAAAATTGACGTAGCGGCCAATGTGCACGTAACAATTGTGGGAGCTTATGAATAATGTCATTAATAATAGAAAACGGAACAATTGTACCCAATGCAAATTCTATTGCTACCGCTGCCGAGATGAAAACCTACGCAGATTTAAGGGGGCTTGCAATTCCGTCGGTAGAGTCAGAGCAAGAATCATTATTAATTCTCGCGATGGACTATTTAAAAACTCTTGAAAAGAGAATGAAAGGCACTCGCACCGACGTCGATCAAACGCTACCAGAGCCGAGACAAAACGTCTGGTTATTTGGTCAAACTGTCGGCGCGAACACGATCCCTATTCAATATAAAAACGCCCAAATCGAGGCGGCTATTGCTGCTAATACTGTGACGCTTTTAACTAACGACTCAATTGAAGATATTAAGCGTGAAAAATTAGACGTCTTAGAGACTGAATTTTTCGAGGGTGGAGGCTGGGCGGTGGCTAGACTTGATAGAGTTGACGCGGCAATAGAACCACTAATGGCATCGGGCGGCGGCTTTGGTCGTACAGTGAGAGTACTATGACATTTAATTACGAGAGGGCGGCGCAATCAGCAGCAAAATTAATCGCTAAGTTCGGCGGCGCTGGCTCAGTTACTAAACAGGGTGTCACTGGTGAGGGATTCGATCAAAATGGCGATCCTATTCCTGATTCGCCTGATATTACCATAAGCGGAACAATCACCCCACTGTTACAATTTAAGTCAAGCGAGATTGACGGGTCAGCGATCCAAATGGGTGACAGTTACGTGTTTTTTGATAGTGTCGATGCTCCTGAGATTGATATGCAAACGACCGTTAATAGCGTTACATTTCGGATCGTTGACATTAAATCATTAACCAGCGTTGACGATATTGTAGTATTTCGCCGTCTGCAATTGAGAAAATAATGGCTAACCAGTGGACTAGGATCGCCGATAAAAATAAAAAGCGATTAATTAAAGTAGCTCGCGCTTCAACTTTGTTTGCTGGTAATCAAATTGTGCAACTATCGCCAGTTAAGAGCGGTAGATTTAGAGGGAATTGGAATACCTCTTTTGGCGCTCCTGACGTAGGCACATCAGATCAGGGTCATGACAGTTTCGGCGTATTATCCTCTCAGATTAACGATTTAAATACGGGCGAGACGATATATTTTACAAACTCATTGCCTTATGCTTTAAGGTTGGAATTTGGATGGTCTGATCAATCGCCAAACGGAATGGTCAGATTAACCGTTGCCAAATGGCCTTTAATTGTTGATAGAATAGCGAGAAAACTTAAATGATTAATGAATTTAATTTAGCCAAGGCACTTAGAGATAAAGCGCAAGAAATAGCCACGGCGAATAGTTATACTTTGGTGGCTAATGGTGAGGGGTTCGCGCCAGAGGTTGGTGAAACGTACATCGAGGAAATCGTGTTATATGGCAACAATGACACTATTGGAATGCCGAACGACTCAAGCGACATACAGATCGGTATTTACCAAATAAATATCAACACACCAATAAATGAAAGTAAATGGGCTGGACTGGCTATTGTCAATGTTATAAATCCAGAATTCCCCAAAGGCTTAAAGTTAACATTTGGTGGTCAATTAGTCGTTATTAAAACAACAACACTTGAACCAATGCAAAAAAACGATACTCATCTGATTCATATATTAAGTATAAGCTTTAGCGTAATAAACTAAAATTTAGTCAAATTAACTAAATGTGATAATATTGACGATGGATGAAACAATTTAACGTTAAATTAAGGAATTTATTATGACTGTACAAACTTCAACGGGTATGCAATTTGCCATCGTGAATGGTGTACCTGCTACAGTAGATCAAGCTGGATTTGCCGCCTTGACCTATGAAAACGTTGGCGAGGTTGTCGACATCGCCGAAATTGGCGCTGATGTTACCGTAGTGACGCATTTACCGCTTGCTACTGGCATTGTTGAAAAGCTCAAGGGCTTTACTAACTTCGGCTCTAGCTCTGTATCATTTGGTCGAGACATTACAGATGCGGGTCAAATCGCTCTTAAGTCAGCGGCTCAGGGCGCGAACAAAAATAATCAGCAATCTGTCGAGATCACAAGTCAAGATGGCACTAAAGATTATTTTATTTGTAAGATCTTTAGTTACAAATTCACTCCTGGTTCTGCTGATTCAATTGTTAGCGCGACTTCGGCAATCGAAATCGAATCAGAAATTATTGAGGGGTAATCTATGCCTGTAATAACTACAACATCAATGCAGGGCGTAGGCTCTCGTGCTATTAATATGACCATTTTGGGCGCGTCCGATACGTTTGTTTTTGACGCATCGGCAAGTCCAATCTTGATTTTAAGCAACATCACGGCGGGACCTTTAACGCCAAACATCGACGGCGCTGATTCAACAGTAATTCCATGCGCTGGCGTTGGTGACGTTGACGTCTCAGGCGGTTATGATGTGGCATCTATTGCCGCTAATGATTACGCAGCAATACCATTAAATACAATTGATGGTTATTTGTCTGGCGTGATCACTGTGACGGCTGGTGATGGGATCGAGGCAAGCATACTAGAATTTTAGTATTGGTTGCTATCTTAAAAGCCTCGTTTATTCGGGGCTTTTTTATGTCTTGATTATTGTGTTATCATTGCACTTCGGCGGCGATACCCTCGCGCAGGGGAAAGATAGAATCATCCACTATTTTCAAAGCCGTTCAATTTTCGGATGAATAATTACGAGGTATGAGATTATGACAGATTTATCGAACTTAGATGTTATTGGCGAAGCAAACAAAGGCGCTTTATTAGAGCTTTTGCATCCTGCAACTGGTGAGGTGTTATTTGATGAAAAAGGCGACGACGAAAGCAAATACAAAGCTTTTTATTTAAAGTTGCTTGGCTCTGATTCTGATGTTTATCGTAGCGAGATTAAGCGACGAACTGAAAAAACATATAACAGCAAGAGTAAAAGCCAAAAAATTGATCTCGATGATGCTCAGTTAAAAGGCGCTCAGCTTTTGGCTAAATGCACTACATCTTGTTACATCATCGAAAACGGAAAAGAAGTTAAGTGTACTCGCGATGAAATGACGCGCATATATTTAACTCAACCGTGGATACGTGAGCAAGCCGAGGCGTTCATGAGCGATCGGGGAAATTTTATCAAGAGCTAAGTGAAGAGCTTAGCTTATACGCTCGTCAATTGGCGTGGCTTCATAGCGCGCCTAAACAACATATCAAGGAAGAAAACCCACAGCCTAGACTTAGCACCCTAAAGGAAGAAGATCCGCGCAGGACATTACCAAGCGCAGATAAATACATAATTAAGTGTTTCGATCTGATGGGTGTTTGCTCAAGCGGTGGAATGTCGATTGCTGCCTTAACATGGTCTGACGTTAAATCATTTTGCGATCAATCAGCTTATCGTTTGAGCGGTTGGCAATCTGAGCAAGTTGTTTTAATGTCTCGTGATTATTGCTCAATGGCTCATCAGGCTAAAAAGCTTGATTGTTTATCGCCATATAATGAAGCGGCAAATAGCGAAGAAGCAATGCAAACGACTAGAAACTTAGTCGCTGAACAATTTGCAGCGATGAAAGCGGCTAGAAAAGCGGAGAAAATGAAACGGGCTTAATTGCCCGTTTATTTGTAACTCTCCCAATTATCATTATCAATACCAAGCCCGATCAATAATTTAATACTTTCCTCCATTAGTGCAACATCTGAGCTAAATTCAAATTGAACCTCACTAGCCATTCTGGTGAGCATATCAACCAGCGCGTCATGATTATTAACAGCGTGTTCAATTGCGGCTACTTGATCCTGATGTAAGTTTTCAAATTGCCATGGTGTTAATTTTAATTCACTTGGTTCTTTGCGTCCCTTTGTATACGCTGGGAGCCTTTCAGCTATCGGATGATGCTCAACAACATTATACTGATAAAAGTAATTTAACATTTTCATGATTTATCATCCATATCAATT